CTACTATCAAAACCTATACAACGATTGTACTTATTACCAAAAGTAACATCAACAGAAAACTGGTCGTTAGACTTCTCTCGCCATACCTTACCTTCGCTTGGTGGTATCTCACCGAGATAAACTGCTTTTTTAATCTTACTAAAATTAGGACTTGCAAATGCATCCTTCTCCGTATATAAAGATGTACCTGCTTGTTCGCTTGCACCAGGTGTCAAATAAATGATAAACGTATGAACGTCAGGATAATCTGTATGTACCCAACCTTCTTGCCAATGTTCTTCTTGGCGTACCGGTATTTTTTGAAAGACTGACGTTGAACGCCATGACACATATTGTTTATCTTCCTCACTAAAGAACGCCGACAAATACTTATTCATTATCCATGAATAAATGTCATTATCAAGTTCATGTAAAGGTTGAGAACGAACACCAGGCCAACTACCATCGTCACTAGGTTGCCATATTGCCTTATTCTTGGCGAGTTCTACAATTGAATCCGGGTCTTCAAAGAATCCATCTATACAAGTAGTAGGAAAGTATTGCATAATATAACGAGTTATCCTATTTGGATTGTTTTTCTAATTCTGCAACTCTTGCTTTTAATTTTTCTATTTCTTCCATAAGTTCTTTAATTGACATAGTATTCTCCTGTTCATTAGTTTCACATTCGCCACAACAATCTGGCGTACCACAATGATTATGTTCCATTTCTACTATTTAGTGTGCCTTCCACTCTCGCTTTCAGCACACCATGTATATACAATATTACTTATGTAACTGAATTAAACTTGCTCCAGTATTGACGTAGTGGGCTGTTAGATACAATCACAAAATGTATTGATTGCCGCCAATAGAAAAACATAACCTAGATATGCACCTAATGTACCACTTAGTATAATGTTTGTCCAACCCCATTCTTTGATAAATCTTTTCATTGTGTCTCCTGTATGTCTTAGTATCTTTATTACATTTATAGATTACCAGCCGTAGCTCAGTATAACATGCCCTATGCCTTAGTTCAAGTCTATAGGGTTACCATCTATGTTTACAGAACCACCGTCTATGTGTATCTGACCACCTGCACTCATTGTAATTTTGTTTGAAGCGTCTAGTCGTAAGTTGTCCATAGAGGCGTTCATGTCACCATCTATGAATTGATTGACATTACCTTTGACGTTCATGTTTAAGTCACCACCTCGTACCATAATGTTAATGTTGGCACCTGTACCTACTTCTATGTCATAGTGATTGCCTGTCGTGTCACTCTTATTGACCTTGACCTTTAAACTTCCGTCTATCGTCTGTACTTCGTTACCACCTGTAAAGGCAAAAAGATTGCTGTTGACAATATCGTATTTATCTGATATAATAGAATTGACAAGGGTACCGTCATTACTGTATTCCATATAGGACCCTGAAGCATGGGATAGGTGTACCCTTCTCTTGTCAGTTGTATCGTCAAATTCTAGGACGTGACCTGTTTCTGTTGCAAAGACATGATTAAAAGGGTAGACAGGTGCATATGTACCTGCTAGTATCGCCGGCATGTCAAAAGAACTACCTGCTGACTGCACTACGTTGAGGTTACCGCTTACTGTGGGTATCTCAAATCCATCAAAGTCCGCTGTCGCCAGCGATGTTCGCCTTTTGTTCTCTCTCGCCGTAGGGTTTGCCGCCTCTGCTACTCCACGTGCTAATTCGTTTACATCACTCTCACCTGCTTGAACAGGATACACACCATGTGGGTCACGCATACCTTCATTGGCATTCTCATACTCAGGTCCTGCCTTAGAGGGTTGACCTGGCAATGCGCCATGGATCAAAGGTTCTTGTTTATCTTCGTCTCTATACGTTACATAGACCCATGTGCCTTCTACAAAGAAAGGCGGCGTCATGCCTAGACCAGAGTTACCACCAGAGGGTACTACTACAGTTGCCCATGGCAAGTCACTCGTTGGTAAGATGTTTTGTTCTATAGGGTGTAGACCTAATACACGAACACGAAAACGCCCAAGTAAATCAGGATCGTTACGGTCTTCTACCACACCAATGTAATAATTCTTCATCTAAAATTTTTCCTGTGTCGATAAGTTGTTTGTTTTAAAGGACTAGCATCCATATTCTTTACAGCATTTGCGTACAGTAAACTATTTACAAGATTTTGTAAACTTTGTAAACTTTTGCTCATGTAACATAAAGGTTTTAGTGGTCCTCTCTTATACATTCTTTTGTCTACCTTTCTTTATCACTATCTCGTTTTGGACCTGTTTACTCACTGGTCCTACCATACCTTTCGTGTATATGTATTGTTTTGTATTTGTACTATTTCTCAATATTGTATCCTCTTGTATGTCTATATCATGTTGTATAGGCGAAGGATCATATGTTGTTAAGCATAGTTGTCCTTCACTTATCTCTATCGCAACATTTGGTTCTATACAGTAATCTGTATTGTCTCTTATCGTTACACCTTCAATATTACTTTGTCTATACGTCATAATTAATCACTATACTATATCGTTTGTTAATTTCTGCGACTTCTTTTGGCATATTCACAATACTATGTGGTATTTGACCATTCATTATCATACATGTATTTTCTACTGCCGGTAATATGCATTGATTGTCTATGTTTGTACCATACTCAGGATATTTATTTTGTAGATAATAAACAAGTGAATATGGCGTTGTGTGTTTATGCATACCATAATCATTGTTTACAGTTGATACGTTTGCCCAACATTTATCTATGATTGCATGTGGATTGATACTATGCATGTATTTTTCCATACGTTCTAAAAAAAACTTCCAGTCTGTCATATAGGTAATATGTAAATCAGCATATGTTTGATATAATGATACTGTTTTGTCGTGGTTATTGAGAATTTCATCATCAATCATTGAAATTAACGTACCTCGTTGTTCGTCTGATAAAGCGACATCAAATGTATGGTAATCTTCGTTGTTTATTGTAAGTATCATTCGTTATCCACATTTTGTAATATACTTTGGTCTGTACTTGTATAAGGTTGTTCTACGGAATCCCTCACACAATCAAATGTCGTTGTATATCTGGTACTATTTAGCGTATGCACTACGTTGGTCAGTAGCCAACGACCTGAGAGGAAAGCGTCGTGTATTCTTGTAGATGTCTTATCTAGTGGTTCGTAGGAAGGAACTCGTAGGTGTATGAGGTCACCTGCGGCTAGATTAGAATTTCCAAAGACTGTGCATTTTGCGGCTATCTGGTCATGTTGTAATCTATCGTGGTTACGTTGTTGTGTTTTACCTGTGTGATTATCGTATTTACCATCACCTTTCTTTTGACTATGTAATGCGACATCTTTTGTTGTAATCATTATCTTACTGTCATTTTTATCAAACAATGTGTCGCCATTATTTGTTTCTGGTGTCATGGTAAACAATGACCCTATATTCTTACCTACTGTTGTATGTACTTCTTGTGTGAAGTTTTCCATGTAGTTATTGAATAGAACAGAAAAGGATTTGTTCGTAAAGTCGTAATTGTAATTTGTACTCGCTGTTAATCCTGTATTAATCGCTGCCATCACATCTTGGTTTTTCATTATACGATATTCTAATACGGACTTCATGTCTTCCGCTATACTGCTATTACGTTCACTAGGTTGTACAATGTATTCTTCTTGTACGGTTCTTTCTACACCTGGTGTTCTATGTGTATGATTTTTATAAGAACGGAAGTTATATCCACGATGATTTTCATAGAATAGATAACCTTGTGCGTCAAATTGTGCGCTACAAGAACGTTTTGTTAACATCTTGGTAATGAAATCAAATGGTGTTGAGTGATTACCTAATAACTTACCACCTTGTGATGAATTTTCTGTCGCAATACTTTTCTTTGTCTTTAATACATTGAGTAATATATTTGCAACTATCTCGTCTGTTGTACCCTCGTATGCTTGTTTACACGCTGTCTGTTGATTTTGTATTGCTTCTTGCGTTGTAAAATGTAATGTATAGACCTGTTGTCTCTCAGCGGTACGCACTTGGTCTGATACCTTGTATATTCTTGCCTTATGTCTTGTAAAATCTATGCTTTCGTTATCTGGATTATCGTCTGTACCAAACTTAAACTCTAATAACTCTTGCCCTATAATAGGCATATTCTGTATATGATTGTTTGTATCAGCAATGACTATGTTACCATACAATGCATTAGTGTGAATACTCTCGTACACGTTCAATTCTACCATCAATGTTTTGATATCAATTGTGCCTGTTGGCGCATGTAATAGTATGCTATCTAGTTTATAATCACCTGCTTGGTTCATTCAGGTTACCTTTGTATTAGTTTCTCAAACTCTTCCTTAAATTGTAAGACGTAACCTCTATCTAAAAGACGTATTTTACGTTTATCATCATTAAGAGTTTGTTCATATTCGTAATTAGTCACGGCTACTGCGCCTGCTGTGTCGCTTGATACTGTAAGTTTTCGTGTTGTATCACCTGAAGACGCATTTACTTCATGGTGGTGCGTACCGTCTGGATTATCGTACTTGTCAATGACATATTGAGACAATGCAACTTGGTCAAGCGGCCAGTCATAATGCGACTTCACATTGTTTACTGTGACCACAACCCAATGATACATGCTGTTACCATAATACTTAGACGCAACAATGTCAGGACTTTCGCCATCAGCAACATTATACTCATCAAAAACAAGTGTATTAGCTGCGACATTACTTCTCAGGTTGACACGTCTTAATAAATCTGTTATAAGTGTACGCTTATCTGTGTTCTTTAGGTCGTATTCGTATGTAGGAAACTTTTCAAAGTACATCTTAATATCCTTCTACTATTTTTTCTTTTGTCATTATTTCTGTTTCAGTAAATGTCAATGACATATTAATTTCTGTAGGTGGTGGACTTCCGTCAACTGGTCTAAAGTGTTGACTTTCACCACCAGGACCGTATGTTACGCTCATGTCTGTAAGTACACATTGACCTGTAAATGGGTACCATTGATTTTCTACGCCTTGAAACATATAATAGATTTCAAACTCACTAGGGAATATCAAGTGTCTACCAACTGATTGGTTTTGTACTCTTTCAGGTAACATATGAAACTTAAATAGTTTGATAATATTATCTACTGTACGCACTTCGCTTTCACTTCTTGGTGTAAATCTAAAACTGTAGTTGAATGAACGTAAATCAACTGATTGGAATATTGCTTCTATTGCCGGGTTCAATGCTTTCTGTTGACCTTTTCTTAATACACCTTGTAAATCACCACCACCAATTAAGTCAGCACCACCAGCAGCTAATTTCATAGTCAACGTATCTGTTAACGCACTCATAATTGTATTGAATGTACCTGTATTACCAAGTTGTTTTAACATACCGTCAACACTTGTTGCTTCTGCAAGTTGTTGACCAAG